GGCGGATAAAATGACAGGGCAGGAGCAACCGCAAAAACAGGAAAGTGAGCCTGAGAGGAAACAAGAGGCGTTCATGCCTCAGTATCCGCGTAAGGGGAACTTCGCGAATTCTTGGCGATGATAGGCTATGGCAAACTTATTCGACGCTGCAAACGCTCCAGAAGGGGAACCCACTGAGATCGTCGTAGGCGACTTCATCCAGTGGAAACGGTCAGATTTAGTTGCTGACTACCCTGTAGCGACCCATTCAGCCGAATATGTGGCTCGAATTACTGGTGGTGGCTCTTCTGAAATTAAGATAGCGGCCACAGAGAACGCTGACTACTATCTTTTTACTGCTGATTCAGCAACTAGCGCCGATTTCGAAGTGGGTTTGTACCACTGGCAGCTAGAAATCACTCAAACCAGCTCAGGAAACCGAATTGTCGTCGATATTGGCGACTTTGAAGCGATTCCTGATATGGATAATAACCAAGCTGACCCTCGCATACACGCAGAGAAGATGCTTGGAAAGATTGAAAGCCTGTTAGAGGGTAAAGCAGACTCAGATGTGTCGTCTTACTCGATTGCTGGTCGATCTTTGACAAAACTGAGCTTCCAAGAGCTGGTCGATGCGAGAGATTACTATCGAAGAGAGGTAGTAAAGCATCAAAACGACAGTTTGATGAAAAGAGGCAAGAAAAACGGCTCAACCATACAGGTAAGGTTCTGATATGGGATTATTCGACAGGCTAACTGGTAAGAAGCCAGAAACAGAAGATAAAACGAAGGTTTTTAAGCGTTCTTACCATGCTGCGAGCACTGGACGCCTGTTTGCCGACTATGTTGACTCTCAACGATCACCAGATAGTGAATTACACCCCGTTATTACTAGAATGCGCGCTAGATCGCGTGATTTGGCTAGAAATAACGAGTACGCACGTCGATATTTCAACCTGCTGAAGACAAATGTGGTCGGTCAGCACGGTTTTAAGCTCCAAGTTAAGGCATTAGACCCGAGAGGGGCGCTAGATACAGATGGCAACACAGCTATCGAAACAGCGTTCAAAGCGTGGGGTAAGCGCGGAAATTGTACTGCTGACGGCAAAATGTCGTGGGTAGACGTGCAGAAAATGGTCATGGAAGGCTTAGCTCGTGATGGTGAAGTGTTTATCATCAAGCACAGAGGTAACAGCTTCCACGATAGCTTCACTTTGGAGTTTATTGAGCCAGATCAAGTAGATGAAGAGCTAAACGAGCGATTAGATAACGGTCGCGAGATCAGAATGGGCGTAGAGCTAGACAAGTTCCGTAAGCCTATCGCTTATCACCTACTCACTAGCCACCCAGGCGATTATGACTTCGCTAGTATGGTGAAGTCGCCAAAGCACAAGCGTGTTCCTGCTGATAAAGTCATTCATGTGTTCCAGCCGTTACGCGCTGGTCAAACTCGCGGCGAGCCTTGGATGTCATCAGCTATGGCGAGCATCAAGCAGCTCAATGGCTGGCGTGAGGCGTCGATTGTAGCGGCTCGTATGGGCGCGTCTAAGATGGGATTCTTCACCTCACCTAGCGGTGATGGCTTTGTAGCTGACGAGATGGACGGCAATGTACCCATGATAGATGCTCAGCCAGGCACCTTTCATCAGTTACCGCAGGGCGTAGATCTAAAGACCTTTGATGTCGGGTATCCCACGAGTGAGTTCGATAGCTTCCACAAGTCGGTATTAAAGGGCGTGGCGTCTGGCTTAGGTATCTCATATACCTCCCTAGCGAATGACTTAGAGGCGACATCGTATAGCTCGATTCGCCAAGGTGCGTTAGAAGAGCGTGATTTCTACAGAAACACCCAGCAAATTATGATTGATCACTTTATCCGCCCTGTTTATGAGGCGTGGTTAAGTGCGGCTATGGAAGTTGAGGCAGTCTTCATGCCTATGGCGACTTTTGATAAGTTCTCCTTAGCGTCAGAGTTCCGTGGTCGAGCTTGGAATTGGGTTGACCCCATGAAAGAGATGAATGCGGCGATCTTGGGTATGAAGAATGGCGTGCTTAGCTTGCAGGATGTAGCGGCGCAGTACGGTAAGGACACGGAAGAGCTGCTAGCTGAGATCCAGCGTGATAAGGATCTTATGGAGCAGTTTGGCGTAACTTATGCGCTAGAGCCTTATGGTGCAGTGCAAATGGGTATACCGCCTGATATCAGCGGAGGCGACGATGGCGAAGTACAAGGGTGAAGACATCAGTCTCAAGCCAACGGATGGCATGGTTTCTGAAGCCAAGCGCGGTTTGGAGTGGCGTAAAGAGCACGGTCGTGGTGGCACTGAAGTTGGTGTTGCTCGTGCCCGCGATATTATTAATGGTCGCGAGCTCTCTCCTAGCACTGTGCGCCGTATGTATAGTTTCTTTAGTCGACATGAAGTTGATAAAAGCGGTAAGGGATTTGATAAAGGGGAAGAAGGATACCCCAGTGCTGGACGCATAGCGTGGGCGCTTTGGGGCGGAGATGCAGGATTCTCATTCTCACGAGCAAAAGTAAAGTCGCTCGATGCAATAGACGAAAGGTGTGACGACATGGAACTAGAAATTAGAGCAGAAGCTGACGACTTAAAGGTCGGCGACATGGTTAGCTGGAACAGCTCAGGCGGTCGTGCTGAAGGCAAGATTAGTCGCATCGTGCGTGATGGCAGTATTGATGTGCCAGATTCGGACTTCACGATTGAGGGCACTGAGGACAATCCAGCGGCCTTGATTACCCTGTACAGAGATGGCGAGGCGACAGATCGCAAGGTCGGCCATCGTTTCTCTGCACTAACTAAGATTAGTGAGCGTTATTACGATGAAGAAGAGCGCCACATTAAGAACATTACTGAGACCGACGACTCTTACATCGTAGAGTTTGGTAAGTTAGAGGAGCCAGAGATGGCTGTAGAAGAAGATGAAGGGCGAGTGGATAAGGTAGAAGTTACTACTCGCGCTATGGAGATGGATGCGTCTCCGATCAAAGAAGACGAGCGCCGTGTGAAGATGGCTCTCAGCTCTGAGGAGCCTGTAGAGCGATCATTCGGTATGGAAATACTGGAGCACTCTGAGGAAGCCATTGATTTGAGCTTCTTGCGTTCAGGTAGGGCACCTGTGTTGCTCGACCACAACCCCGAGAAGCAGGTGGGGATCATAGAATCTGTCGAACTCGATGGCTCGGCACGGCGTCTCCGTGCGACGGTGCGTTTTGGAAAGAACGGACTTGCTAAAGAGGCATTCGACGATGTTGTTGATGGCATTCGCGCAAATGTATCCATTGGATACGCTATCAACAAAATGGAACGTCAAGGAACCGACAAGTATGTCGCTAAGTCTTGGCGTCCAGTAGAAGCTAGTTTGGTGTCTATCCCAGCGGATGTCTCCGTTGGTGTTGGGCGGTCAAGCGAGCCTACACCCGAAACCGTAACCGTAACTGTTAAAGAGGAAACTCCCATGACAAATGAAGTAGATGTTGCGGCAATCGAGTTAGAAGCTCGTAAAGCCGCTCAAAAAGACGCAGCTCAGATCGTTGAGCTTGGTGCTCGTCACAATCAGTCAGAAATGGCCAAGCGAGCAATCGCTGAAGGTCGCTCTGTAGCTGAGTTCCGTGGCGAATTGTTGGATGTAATCGGTTCAGAGCGTGCTCTTGAGTCGCAGGACATCGGCATGACGCAGAAAGAACTCAAGAAGTTCTCTCTCGTTCGCGCTATTCACGCTCTAGCTAACCCAACTGACCGTCGCGCTCAAGAAGCTGCCGCATTCGAATTCGAGTGTTCAGAAGCTGCTTCTAATGAGTTCGGTCGTGCCGCTCAAGGCATCATGCTCCCAACAGACGTTATGCGTACTTGGAAGCGTGACCTTAACTCAGCGGATGAAGCAGATTTGTTCGGCGAAGATTATCGCGGAGCAGACTTCATCGACGTACTGCGTAACGCTTCTAGCGTAATGCAGGCGGGTGCACGTACCTTGAACGGTCTGTCAGGCGACGTTCGTATCCCTAAGAAGACAGCGGCTGCATCAGCGGCATGGATTGCTTCTGAAGGTGGTGCGGCGAGTGAATCAGAAATGACTGTCGGCAACATCGCGATGACACCTAAGACACTTGGTGCATTCACCGATGTAACTCGTCAGCTCATGATTCAGTCAAGCATGGACGTAGAAGCTCTTATCCGTGATGACCTTGCTACAGCGATTGCTCTTGCGATTGACTTGGCTGGTCTTGAAGGATCAGGCTCAAGCGGCCAGCCTACTGGTATCTTGAACACGTCTGGCATCAACAGCGTAACTAACTTCGCTGCTGCTAACCCAACCTTCGCTGAAGTAGTGACTCTTGAGACTGCGCTTGCAGAAGACAACGCATTGATGGGCAACCTTGCTTACATCTTGCCTGCTGCAATGTACGGTGCTCTGAAGACTACTGAGAAGGCAACTGGAACTGCACAATTCGTAGTAGAGCCTGGTGGCACTATTAACGGACACCGTGCAATCGTCTCTAACCAAGGAACTGCTGGTAACCTTTACTTCGGTAACTTCGCAGACCTACTCGTAGGCTTCTTTGGTGGACTCGATCTGGTTGTTGATCCATACACTGCCTCAACAACTGGTACTGTCCGTGTTGTTGCATTGCAGTCAATGGACGTTGCGGTACGTCACGCTGTTAGCTTCGCTAAGGGTAACGACGGAGCATAAGTCTAGTAGCCCGCCCTTCGGGGCGGGTTTTCTCTAAGGAGGATGTATGAAATACGAAGTAATCAAGGGTTGTGTAATAGCAGGTAAAACATACCGAGCAGGTCAAGAAGTCGAGCTTGATGGCCGTCTTGCTGAATCGCTCATGGGTATTGGCCGTGTTACTCCAGCAGATGAGTCTAAGACTACGAATCGCGCAGTCGGCGTGGAGGGCGGAGAAGCTGCCCCTAAGAAGCGTCGAAGCACTAAGAAGAAGCAAGAGGCCGAGTAATGCCTGTAGAGGTTTTGGCTGATCGCAGAGTTCTAATCGCCGATTTCGGCGTCTCTTGCACTGGCACGCTAACAGGCGGTGGGTCAGTTACATTTACGGCAATCTACGACGCTCAGCACGCCCTTGAGGAAGCTGGGGGCTTTGTCGCCTTCTCTGTTGATCAGCCACGCCTCACTTGTATTACATCGGATATTTCCACACTTAACGAAGGTGACACTGTAACTGTGCCAGTAGAAGGCACTGATGTTGACTGCACGATACGTGTAATCATGCCAGACGGCACAGGCATTACTGAGCTGGCTCTGGAGAAGCAATGAGTCATATTCGCACAAGAATTCGTCAGAACCTTGTTACTACACTTACTGGCCTAGCCAATACAGGAAGTAACTGTTTTGACACTCGCGTATTCCCCATGCAGGCAAGCGCACTGCCTGGTATATGCGTTTATACGGTAAACGAGGTTTCTCAGTATCCAAGCATGAGACCACCAAGAACTTTGCAGAAAAGATTATCTGCACGTATTGAAGTCTACGTTAAGATGACTTCGACATACGATGAAATGGTAGATCAGATAAGCGCAGATATAGAGGAAGCGCTATATACGGATCTAACAAGGGGTGGCTTAGCGATAGACACGCGAGTCACTTCATTTGATACTGACTTCTCGGCTGACGGTGATCAACCCGTCATGGTAGGGCGTCTCACTTGTGAGATACATTATCTAGCGGTTGAGGGTAGCCCAGAAGGTTAGTAAAATCGGACATATTTATTTTTTCGTGAGGGCGTAAAAATGGCTACAAACATAGGTAAGGACGGGGCAGTTTACAGCGGTTCAAACGCTGTTGCTGAGATACGAGATTGGTCTTTAGAGACTACATCAGAAGTCGCAGATGACACTGTGATGGGTGATTCGTGGATGACGCACACTGCTACGCAGAAGTCATGGACGGCATCATTCACAGCGTTCTGGGATCCTACTGACACTACTGGTCAGCAGACTCTGACAGAAGGCGCTTCAATCACTCTGAAACTGTATCCCACGGGTAACAATTCAGGTGACTACGAGTGGTCAGGAACTGCGACTATCACTTCGGTGAGCAAGTCAGCATCATTTGACGGTTTTGTAGAGGCTAGCTTCTCTGCACAAGGTAGTGGAGCACTGGTTGAAGGCACTGTCTAATGAGCAAGCTAATTGATAGTGTAGTACAGCACTTCAGTAATCTTGGCGTTAGGGAGATCGAAGTTCCCGAGTGGGAAGCGACTCTCTACGTCAAGAATCTGACTATTGAGGACAAGGCAAAGTTAAATGCCCGTTCTCAAGACGATATCCACGACTATATGGTGTATGCGATCATCTTTGGCGTAGTCGATAACGAGGGCAACCCCGTGTTCGACATTGGTGACAAGGTGAAGCTGCGTCGTCATGCGTCCTCAGCAGTCGTGGAGCGTGTTGCTAATGAAGTATTAGCGTTCCAGACCCAGAGCGAGGAAGATCGCGAAAAAAACTAACGGACGACCAAGGGAACCCGACTGAGCTTTACAGGGTCTTCGAGCTAGCGGAACATCTTGGTCAGACAGTTAGCACGATTTTGGCAATGACGCCCACTGAGTTCCAACATTGGTGGACGTTCTTCAGTATAAGGGCGAAAAGGCAAGAGCGTGAGCACAACAGATCCAATCGTAATCCAAATCGAAGCCAAAGACGACGGCGTTAATGAGGTCTTCGATAGCACCAAGCGTGCCATAAAAAAGAATGAGCGAGCAGTTCAAGACACCATCAAGCGGATGGAGCAGTACCGCAAAGAGATGGGGATGTCTAAGAACCAGCTTCAGCTTTATCGTGCAGCGCAAGCAGGCGCTACGAAAGAGCAGAAGAATGCAATTCGTAGACTGCAACGTCTTACCGAGGCAAAAGAAAAAGACATCTCGACTAACAAGCGCCTAAACGGTAGCTTGCGTATGATCCGTGGTGGTTTTGGTCAGGTCGGCCACCAGCTCCAAGATATTACGATACAAGCACAGATGGGCACTGATGCGTTCATCATCTTGGGCCAGCAGGGTTCTCAGATAGCATCATTGTTTGGATCGCGGGGTGCCATGTACGGTGCTGTCTTAGCGGTCGGCGCTGCATTCGTAACCTTCATGAAAAATACGTATGGAGCAGCTGATAGTTTAGAAGAGCTAAAAGAAGTAGGCCAAGAGATAGATAAACTTTTTGGCACTAGCTTGGCGATGAACGTAAAAGGTGTCAGTGATGAGTTAAGGCAGTTAGCGGAAGATTCTCAAGAACTAGCACTTACAGAGATACTTTTAGGTAATGCGGCTGCATCAGAAAGGCTGCAGGACGCTTACACACAACTTAACGATGTTCTCTCATTTACTAGGACAAACACTCTCGAAACAAAAGGTGGAATGGATAAAATAGCTCTTTCCAGCGCAGAGTTAGCGAGAGAGCTGGGGATTAGTGAAGAGCAAGCCACAAGGTTATCGACAACATTCGATGGCTTAAAAACAAACGCTTTTGAGGGTCGTGATGCGTTCCTTGCTGTAGCCAATTCAATACTTGTTGCTTCAGATAGCGACAAATTCAAAGAGTTTGTAACTGAAGTTAAGGATTTAACAATACAAGCTGGTCACGCCAGCTCTCAAATTAAGAATTTAGCTGATTTAAGAAGTCAGTTAGAAAGTGGTGGTTTTTTACCCGAGGATGAGGGTCGTAGCAGAGATCAGCTACAGGCTATCATTGATCGCAACACCTTAAAAACGCTTGCT